TCATAGGTGTGCTCCTAATTTAATAGAATCTATATACCGACAATATGCAAATTATAAGATGGCTAAAGTTTTAGAAACTACACAATCCGAAAGACTCAAAGACTACAAACAATTCGTAACTAAACGAATCATTGAACCATTAAAAGATGAGATGTTTGCAGATCTAACCCCAATAACCTGGGATGATTGGATAGAAAGTTGTGACCCTAAGAAAAAGCCATTATATAGACAAGCCAAACACACCTATGATGAAATTTACGCAGACCAGAATGATATGAGAACTTTATCGAAGATTATCACCGATTTTAAAATGCATACTAAAACCGATGAGAAAGTTTATATGCAACATGGAAAGAAAAAGTTAAAAGCCAGATGTGTAATAGAAGAGAATGATAGCACCAAAGTGTGCATCGGACCCATAATAAAGAAAATAACCAACCACGCAAAGAAAGCTTTTAGCTGGTATGGAAGTGGACAATCAAATGAGACCCGTAGTGAAAAATTTGAAAAATGGATTCAGGATATACCAGACCATCAAATCATATGTATAGATGGGAGTGCATTCGATTCTACACAACACTACCCATTAATGCAAGCATTAGACCTACAATACCTAAATCTTTACTTAAAATATTATAAGTTTGATATCAGTGAGTATGCTAATATAGAGCATGTAGATATGATGATCAATAATCTTAGGATGATGATCAGAGCAAAAATAGAAGGAGAATTAGAAATTAATGCAAGTATATACGGAACTACTGGTAGTGGAAGGATGAACACTAGTAACGGAAACACACTCAGAGCAGGCTCATACATACTCTATGCAGCAGAGAAAATAGGTCTAAAATATGGCGAAGATTTTTACTTCGAAGTTTGTGGAGATGATACAATAATCATAATTCAATCTCTGCTCACCACCAAATTAATAAACGCATTGTATGAACACGTATACCTAAGAAATGAAAACTGGGAACATACAATAAAAAACACTACAGATCTAAAATTAGGGCAAATAGCTAAACAAATGGATGTATACGATAATCTGCGAGGAGCCGAATATTTATCCAGCAACTTTTTAGTCAACGGAGAAGGGAAGATAAAAATGATTAGAAACATGCGTAGATTCTTACAACTTACAGCTTACACTAGATCAGTTAGAACAAATAACGTAGATAAAATCCATGAGGAATTATTAGAATTTATACACTGTGATGTGGATGAGCTAGATAGTTGGCGTGGAGATATATATTTCTTCGAAATAATCGCCAAGAAATGGAGAAACTTAATCACCAAGAAGAAAACACCACTTCAGCATGACAAATATTATAATTCTTATAAATATGTCGACAGAAAGGATACTAGGAATATAGAAATGAATAGGGCCTTTGAAGAACATATGTATATAATGTATGGACTTGAATCTTGGGAAATAAGAGAATTAGCAGAAAATTATTACAACAGTAAACAATTTGCCAGGATGCAGTCAAGAATAGTAGACAGAATATATAATAGTACTATAGCTAACAATACTAGAGACAGATTACTATTAGTAACAAGGTATGAGAGGATAAGCAATCGGGTTTACCTTAGGAAAATAGATACTCAAGAACGAGGATATAACTAATACTGGAACCCGGCCGAGCACCACAGGCTTTCTTAAAACTAGTTGGGAATTGTAGAAAGATAGATTACGCAACTACAACGCCGCCCTATGCGAAAATATGGCAAAGGACATCATATAGGCATGATAATCCTAAAAACCGTC